CTTGCCGATCAAAGAACTCGCGGCCGATGATTGCGTGCTGTTCATGTGGATGGTCGATTGGTGCCCGGGGCTCGCGCTTGAAGTCATCGAGGCATGGGGTTTCACGCACAAGACAACGGCCTTCACCTGGGCGAAACAAAACGCATCCGGTGAAGGCTGGCATATGGGGCAGGGCTATTGGACCCGCGCCAATCCCGAAGATTGCTGGCTCGCCACGCGCGGCCATCCGAAGCGTATCAACGCCGACGTGCGGCAATTGGTCGTCGCGCCGGTCATGGAGCACAGCCGTAAGCCCGATGAGACGCATCTGCGGATCGAGCGGCTGGTTAGCGGTCCCTATCTCGAATTGTACGCCCGGCGAGAGCGCGAGAATTGGGTGACCTGGGGCAACGAACTTCAATTCAAGATGCCACTTCCCCCACACCCCGCTGAAATCGGAGAGATCATCGAGACCGTCGCGAATGGCCCGACCTCCGTTCGCGATGAGGAGCCCGCGTGCGCCGATTCCTCAGCCCCCCAGCCCCCGGCGCATGCGGGCTCGCCTTCTTCTGGCGATGACCAGTTCAACGATATTCCTGATTTTCTGCGCATCGGTCATCCAACCTGCAGCTGGCGGGGCCAGTTGGAATGAGCAGCCCGGCGAGCGCAAAAATCGACGGCCGTAAAACTCAGGCATTCCGCGAGGCGGCGCGTGACGCGGGCCCAATGGACGCCCGATGCGCGTGCAGGTCATGCTGAACTAATGCGATACACGAGAGCGTCCGTGTGCAATTTCTCAGCGAAATCACCGGACTTGGGTAACAGGGAAAAATAAATTGTGGCCCGCGATTTCAAACTGTCGCCCGCGCTCGCTGAGAAATATCGACAGTGCGCCGATGCGATCCGCGCGGCCGGTCCCTCTGAGAAGCTCAACGCATTCGCGACATGTGCGAGTTACATCGCTGGCTTGGTTCATCCGACGCTGTTTCCCGAAGCGGAGGCGGTCGATCGCCTCTGGGCGTCGGCAGAAGCCGCGGGTCTCATTGCTGCTCATGGAGAGGATGTTGTTCAGAAGCGCCTGGCGATGGCGATGGCGGCGCCAATCGTTGTGGATGACGATCAGGCCAATGAGAACAGCGCAAAATTTCCAGAAGATTGCATCCGCAGCGAAACCGGAAAACTGTTGCCGATCCTCGCCAATGCGCTGATTGGCCTTCGCGCGGTGTTTACTGGAACGTTCGGTTACGACGAGATGGAGTGCACGACGATCCTAAAAAAGCCGATCGAGAAAGACGCGGAATTCGTGCCGCGGCCGGTGACCGATGTAGACGTCGGGATCGTGCAGGAGCGGCTGCAGCATCTCGGCCTCAGGCGAATTAGCGCAGAGACTATGCATCAAGCCATCGATGTTCGCGCCCACGAATGCCGTTTTCATCCGGTACGCGATTATCTCGATCAGGTTCGATGGGACGGCGAACGTCGACTTGGTCGCTGGTTGTCGAGCTACTTTGGCGCCGAAGATTCCGAATATACCAGATCCATTGGTGCAAAATTTCTAGTTAGCATGGTGGCGCGAATTCTTCAGCCCGGATGCAAAGCCGATCACATGATCGTTTTGGAGGGGCCGCAAGGCACGCTGAAATCCACGGCCTGCAGGATCCTCGGCGGCCAGTGGTTTTCCGACAACTTGCCGGACATCACTTCAGGAAAGGACGCGTCACAACACCTTCGAGGCAAATGGCTGCTCGAAGTCAGCGAGATGCACGCCATGAACAGGGCGGAAGCCGCACTGCTCAAGGCCTTCATTACCCGCACAGCCGAACGCTATCGACCGAGCTATGGCCGGAAGGAAGTCATCGAACCGAGGCAATGCGTTTTCGCCGGTACCACGAACCGCGATGTCTATCTGCGCGACGAAACTGGAGGTCGCCGTTTCTGGCCGGTCAAGACCGGCTCCATCGATGTTGACGCCCTGCTGAAGGACAGGGATCAGCTTTTCGCCGAAGCGGTCACCCAGTATCGCGAGGGGGCCGAATGGTGGCCGGATAAGAACCTCGAACAAACGCACATCAGACCCCAGCAGGCCGCGCGATATGAGGCTGATGCGTGGGAAGAGACGATCTCGGCCTATCTCGATGGCAGGGCGCCCTTCCTACCATCTCCGAGCAAGGTGACAGTCGGCCAAGTTGCGCGCGAGGCCCTCTTCATTGAGACGGCGCGCATTGGCACCGCCGAGCAACGCCGGATTGCCGCGGCGCTCGAGCAATGCGGTTGGAAGCGACTGCCTAAAGATTGGAAAGGCAACCGGTTTTGGTCACGCGGATGATCCCAACAGGCAACACTGAAATGCGCCGCTGTGCGCCGTGCCGAGCATGGCGCAGGCCAACCACGGCGGATTCGTCTAACGTGGGGCTGGTAGATTTACCAGGGACTCATAAGGGAGGGTGCCGTGGTGAGTACATGTGCCGTGATGGTCTACTCCGTTTCCGGCGACGATGGCTAAGGCGAAAGGGCTTGGGTCCTTCCAAAGGGGGGCCCATCCCTCGGGTCACGCGCGAGCGCGACATAGCATTCAAGTTTTCGAGGCGGCAGGGGAGTCGTCTTCGCTGGAATCTGCTTTCTCTCATTAAAATTCCAGAATCATTGCAACAACTTCGTCTGCATCAAACAAACAAAATTTTGCGGCAGATGCATGGGATTCGCGCGCGGGATTCAGACCCAGCATCCTGCGAGGAAGCGGCCCGATGAAAATTTATTCGAGCAAGCCGAATGCGAGACGCGCCGCGCGGAAAGCCGGTCTCGATCCTGATCTTGTTCGAGAGAACGCGGACGGAAAATTTGCGATCGACGTACCGCCGCCGCCGGCTCTGCAGAAGGGCGAAATTGACCTTCCCTCCATCAGTTGGTTGCTCGATTGCTCGGCGCGCACTGTCCAAAAACTGGCCTTGCGGGGGATGGTCGTTCGCCTCGGGAGTGGTCGATTTGATCAGACAATGTCGATTCGCAACACTGTCCGCCACTTGAGAGAGCAAGCTGCCGGACGGGCCGGTCAAGACGCCGCAACGGACAGCGTCGCTGCCGGCGTCGAGCTGAAGCAGGCAAATACTCAACTAATTCGCTTGCGCTTGCAAAAGGAGGCGGGCGAGCTCGTCACAGTGGACGAAGTCCGCGAGACCTGGGGCCGCATCATGCGCGGCATCCGCCAATTCGTGCTGGCATTGCCCGGCAAGATCGCCTTCGAGGTGCCGACGTTATCCGCGTTTGATCGCAGTGTGATCGAGAGAATTTGCCGAGATGAATTGGAGGATGCGGCGCTGGGGCGGGGGTTCAATATGAACGATCAAACTGGTGGAGATCATGACCTCCCAACAAATGATTAAGCTCACTCGCGAAGTCCTAACGTTGTTGCGCCCACCGCCGAAGCTCACGCTATCTGAATGGGCGGAACGTAATTTCGTCCTAGCCGACGGCTCGGCGCGCCCAGGACGTTTTCGATTATGGCCGTTCCAGCGCGAATGGCTCGATGCAATCGGAGATCCGGTCTATGAGCGCGTGACCGTGGTGAAGCCGACCCGCGTCGGCTACACCAAATGTCTCGTCGCCGGGATTGCCGCCACGGCCGAAACGGATCCCTGTTCGATGATCCTGTTGGTGCCGACCGACGACGACGCCCGCGGCATCGCGGTCGACGAGATCGAGCCGGCTTTCGAACAATCGCCGGCGCTGGCAGGGCTCCTTCGCCACGGCCGGATTGATGGGCGCAATACGCTGACGGTGAAATCGATCATCGGCGGCGGCTCGCTGAAAATCCTCGCCGCGCGATCGCCGCGCAATCTGCGGCGTCACGACGCCAAGAAGTTGTTCGTCGACGAAGAAGACGGCATGGAAGTGACCAGCGAAGGCGACCCGATCATGCTGGCCGAGAAGCGCACGCTGGCGCATCCCGACCGCAAGATCGTCCGCGGCTCGACGCCGACCGACGAGTTGTCATCCTCGATCAATCGGGCCTATCAGGAATCGGACCAACGCGTCTTCGAATGCCCATGCCCGCATTGCGGCTCGTTCTTCGAGTTGATGTGGGAACACATCGTCTGGCCGGTGGACGATCCAGATAAGGCGGCTTGCGCCTGTCCGCATTGCAACGAACTGATCGAGGAGCGTTTCAAAACCTCGATGGTGGCGGCCGGCGCCGAACGAGGATGGCGCCGCCAGCGGCCCGATGTGCTCGGCCATGCCGGGTTCCGGCTCAATACGCTGATTTCGCCCCTGGCGAATGCGCGCTGGTCGAAACTGGTCGAGGAATTTCTGCGCGCGAAGCGTTCCGGCCCTGCCGAAATGCAGGTGTTTGTCAACACCACGCTTGGGAGGGTTTGGAAACAAACGATCGATGACGTCGAACCGGAAGGGCTGGCGGCGCGCGTCGAGGACTTCGGGCTGAAGGAAGGTCGATTCCCGGCCGACGTGTTCGCGGTCACGGCCGGCGTCGATACGCAGCCGGATCGTTTCGAGGTCACATTCTGGGGCTGGAATGAAACTCAGGCCTTCGCGCTCGGCGCGTTCGTGGTGTGGGGCAGTCCAAACGAAAGCTCGACGCAGGCCGAGCTCGACGCGCTATTACGCACGACCTGGCTACACCCGAACGGCTGGCGGATCGGCATCGATGCGGTCGCGATCGACTCCGGGGGCCATAACACGCAGGCGGTCTATGACTTCTGTGCACCCCGTTTCTCACGTCGTGTCTATGCCATCATTGGCCGTGGTGGCGCGCGCAGGATTTGGGAGCCAAGCAAGCGCCGCAAGAGCGCGGTTCGGCTCGTCATCGTCGGCATCGACCAGGTCAAGACGGAGATCCTGCAACGCCTGCCGTTGCCGGCGTTGAATGAACAGAAGCAGCCGACGCCTGGTGCCATCCGGCTGTCGCGCGATCTGCCTGAGGAGTGGTTCGATCAGATCGTCGGCGAGCGGCGCGCGGTGCGCTATGTGCACAATCGCGCCGTGATCGAATTCCGGCCGCGTAAATCTGGGCAGCGTGTCGAGGCGCTCGATTGCTCGGTTTACGCCTTTGCCGCACGCCATTCACTGCGCATTAATTTCGCGGACCGGCGCGTGCGAACGGCAGAGCCAGCAAAGCCGAAACTTTCACTGTGGCAAAGGTTGCCGAGCTGATCCCCAATGGCCACTCAACAACAAGCGATCGGCGAGACTGGGCGCAACAGCGCAATGGGAATTCCGTGGTACAGGCGCGAGGACTATCCGCGCATCCGCAAGATCATGGCCGAGGGTGAAAGGTTCCCGGAAGCCTATGATGATTGGTTGCACAGAGCGGAAGCGGTGGAGCGCAGGATCGCTGTCAGCGGCGTACCAGCCATCCGCCAATTCGCGCGTTAAAGTGCGACAGCCAGGCGCGCGGGCGCTTCGCTGCCGAAAAAGCCCGCGATGCAATCCGCTCGGCGCGAACGAAAAGCGCTAGGCCGATAGCCCCGCTTCGAGCCCTCGGGCACGAAAAGCCACAAGTAATTGATATTGCTCGCGTCCTAGGGCAGATATTTAAGTCACCTTTTTTCTTTACCTTTATTATGTAATGGTGTAATTGTCGGGATATGGACCCTCGTTTTTGCCGTGCCGGCCGCGCTCTGGTCGGAATGACCCAAGCCGAGCTGGCTAAGAGATCCGGCATCGGCCTAAGCACGCTGATCACCTTTGAGGGCGGCGTGCGGGCGACCAGCGCCGCAAACGTCGCGGCAATGCGGAATGCGCTTGAAGCAGCCGGCGTCATGCTCCTGGACAACGGCACGATCACGACGGCGGATCTTGTTCTCGATCAAATTGCGAACAACCCAAATCCGAGCGCGGCGGAGACAGCTTTGGCGATCACCGCTGCAGGAATAGCGCGCCAGATCGGCCGCCAGCCCGGACCGGTATCGGAACTTGCCGCCCAAATTATAAAAGTTGGGCGCCGGGCCCGAGGCGAAGATGATGAGGGCGAATCACGATGACGGTAGCCGTCGAAAGCGATTTTCTAAATTACCGCCGCGCCGAACTCGCCGCTGCCGAGCAGGCTCTCGTAAAGGCGCGCGAGAATATGAGGAACGCGGCAGAGCGCCACGGTCTGCCTTCGGCCGGTCTGTTTTCCGACTCGTTGTTCGTGTGGCGCACAACGGCTGAAAAGTGGGCCGAGGAAGCCGAGCGTAAGGGCTGCGATCGTGGGCGTTCTGAAATTCTCGATGCCCTCAAAGCAGCCCGCGAGGCAACATCGAGGAGCGGCCCAATGGCGCCATTCTGGCATCTGGACGACGATTCCTCAATCTCATGTGGACGCCAATGATCTTCCGTAAATGGGCGATGCCCCGAAGCATAAAGGAAATTGAAATGAGCACCTCCTCCGTCCCCGCCGCGGGAAGATCGCCGTTCGCGCGTTTCGCGCGTCTCACAAAGTCCAAGCCAAACAACGAAGACGACGAGAATGAAGACAACGTCATCGACGAAGAGAATGACGAAGACGAGGAGGACGAGACGGGCGACGACGACGAGACAAAGAAGAAGAAAAAGGCAAAGAAGAAGGCCGAGGACAAAGAGGACGAAAAGGACGAGGACAAGCCCGACGCGCGCGCGGCCCGCGCTCGTGAAAAGGCTCGCATTCGAGCGATCATGAGTTCGTCAGCCGGTCAACAATTCCCTGCCGTCGCGCTGGGTTTCGCGTGCGACACATCGATGCCGCGCCATGCGGCCATCAAGACGCTGACCAGAATGACCAAAGACCTTTCGGCAAGCGCCGGCGGCGACCCGCTTCGCGATCGGATGGCCGCCTTGGACCAGCCGGACATTGGCGCCGGCGATGCGCGTCCTGCCCCGAATCTCGCAGAGCAAATCATCCTCGCGGGCCGCAAGGCTCGCGGCGAGATCTGAGGAGGCGGCGCTCTCGCATTCGGGAAGGATTGAAGCAAAATGAAAAACGAAGAGTCGATTTTGGCGGAGTTAGAGGCACTGAAGACGCGGGTCGACGCGCTTGAGGCGAAGACTGGTCTGGTCAAACCTTCCGCCTCGTCCGCGCGGCCTATGGCGGCCGCGGCGCCGGAAGGTGTTGTTAGCATCACTTACCCCTCAGAGCGTAGCCCGATCGCGATGCCGACTGAACCCGAGCTCTGGCGCATTCTCCGGGTTGTGCTCAACGCCCATCCCAAGCTTCGGCCTGTCTCGAATCCTCGATATGAAGAGGAAGACATGGCCGGCTTTTTTCGGGAATTTTGTGCAGCATTCGAAGGAACAACTCACTTCAAACGCACCGAGGAGATCGATCACAAACATACGCTTTCCTGGTGGGCAAACGAAGCGATGCGGCAGCTTGGCAATACGGCGCCGCAGGACATCAATAGCGCCGCGTTTCTCGCCGCGGTGATCGGCGCCGGCGATGTCAAGTTCACTTTGACCGACCCCTATGGAAACGTCGCTGCTGTCGGTTTTGCCCGGTCCGGCGGCCGACCGGCAACCGAGTCCGGCTGGCGCCGTGTTCTGAACGGCGGTCAACTTCTCCCGC